TCGCACCCACTACGGGTAGTGGCTCTAGGCCACCTTGTAGTACCGCTGCGCCTCCCGGCCCAGCAGCCTCTTGAGCGAGGCGGCCACGTACATCTGGCCGTAGACGGCGTCGTCGTAGGGCACCGATAGGTCGCGGAAGTCGAACTTGCCGTCCTGCCACGCCTGCCACATCGCGGGTCCCATGATCTGGCGCTGGGTCTCGGGGTCCAGCCCCTTGAAGATCTCCTCTCCCGGCGGGATCTGGGTCGTGGTCTCTGGGATCCCCTCGAACCCCATGTCCGCCCAGGACCTGGTTTGCGGGATCATGGCGCAGCGGCCCGACCAGTGGTCCCGCAGCGGCTCCTCTAGCGGGTGGACGCTGCCGTGCTGCGCCCAGCAGCTCAGGCACACCCGCGCGTCCAGGGCGCTGTGCCAGATCCAGCCGGTGACCAGGTTGCCGTTGGCCAGGTAGCCCGCGCGGGTGGCCTCGCGGTAGGCCCAGAGCTGCGCCGTCCTGGTGGCCGAAAGCGACCAGGTCAGCCCCTCCCCGAGCTTGGTCCGCAGCTCCTGGTGGATGCGCTTGGGGTTGTAGCCCAGGGCCACGCCCTCCACCAGCGCCTGGCGCACCTGCTCGGCCACCGCTGGCCCGAGCTGGTTCTCCATCCGCTGGTAGAGTGGCGAATCGTCGCCGGTCATGCCCAGCATCACCTGGACGGCGTCCGCGGGCAGGGTGTTCCAGTAAGCCTTGATCGCCGCTTCCCCGTAGCCCCCCAGGGTGAGCTGTACCATCTTCTGGGTGTGATCCAGCCCTTCTGGGATCATCTGCTGGATGATGGCCGCGACCTCCTGGTCGGCGTAGATGGCGTAGCGCTCCACTTCCTCCTCTACTTGCCGCACCAGGGCCTCGATGCGCTCCCGGATCCAGGCGTCATCCTTGCCCGCCTCGATCCCGGCCTCGATGGCCTTGAGCGCCTCCTGCAGCTTTTGCCAGATCGCGCCGTAGGCGGCCACCAGCCGGCTGGCCGCTTCCTGGTCCCGGCGGAGGAGCGCGGCCCGGTAGCGGGCGATGGCGATCTCGATGGGCGAGACTTCCGGGTCAGCCACTCACGGGCTCCTTGCTGCCTGGCTGGCCGTCCACCACCTTCTCTCCCGACTTGACCGCCTGGGCGATCTTGCGCGCGTTGGTCCCCTTGAGCCCCAGGTTCTGTCCCCGGTCGAATTGCTTCAGCAGCTCGGCGCCCAGGTTCACCTGGCCGGCCTGCTGGGCCGCGATCCGCTCCTGCTCCACCTCATAGTCGTACTGCCGCTTACTGCTCGCCGTCTCCTTGCTGCAAAGCTCGGCCTGCATGTCAAAGCCAAGGGCCGCTATCTCGCTGTTTACGTCCGGCGGCAGCGGGTCCTGCCAGGTCAGCGTCACGATCTTGTCGTCGCCGTGGCCCATGTAGTCCATCAGCCGCCGCATCAGCTCGATCAGCATGTCCCCGTAGAGGAGCTGCTTGGTCGTCGTCTTTTCGATCAGGTCGCCGTAGAGCACCCGCAGGGCGAACCCGCTCTGGGCGCCCAGGCTCATGATGCTGGGGTCCATCTCGGGCACGCGCGCCGTCTTGTAGAAATCGGTCGTCAGCCGCGTCAGGTAGCCCATCGCGCCGCCCAGGTCGCTGGTCATCTGCAGGTACTGCAGGTGGGCCTTGTCGTTGTTGGCCAGCACCGCCTTGCCGGGGTCCACGATCAGGTCCCGGCTGCCGAACCCATAGCCCCAGGGCACCGGGTGGCCGTATAGCCGCAGGATGCGGTTGATGTTGGAGGCGGAGAAGTTGACGGCGTCGTTCAGGTCTGCGTCCTCCAGGTCGGATAGACCGAAGAAGCTGTTCGGGTTGGGCAGGTTTTTGCCGTGGACGATGGGGCACCAGGGCCAGTCCCACTTGCCCGACTCGCCCTCCTTGACCCAGCGCCGCTGCGCGCTCAGAGTCTCCTGCCAGAACTCCCAGCGGTCGCCGCTGTCGGACTTGGTCCAGATCGTGCGCCGCGTCTTGCCCTCGCTGTGCCAGCGTAGCTGGTAGGCCCAGACGTCGTCGATGTCGTTCGGGTCCCACTCGGGAAAGACCATGCCGGGGTATAGGTTCATGAGCCGCGGCTTCTCTTTGCGCTCCCTGCCGGGCAGGATCTGGATGTAGCAGGTGCCGCAAACGCCGCCGTTCAGGGCCACGTCGTGGAGCAGGCTCATCTTGCGGTTGGCGCTCCACACCTCCTCTAGCGCCTCCTCCTCCTTGGTGGTCTTGCCCTCCTCTAGCTGCCAGGTCACTTCCTTGCCCACCAGGAAGCTCACGCCCTTGTCGACGATCCGGCGGCAGTGGTTTATGAGCACGTTGTCGTCCGGCTTGTTGGGCGAGACCTTCAGCGGCCTGCGGAACTGGCCGTTGTAGTAGCTCCAATGCAGCGTGTACCGCTTGGCCCGGTCCTGCTGCTCCCTGGCCAGGTCGTCCAGCGGCACAGCTTCGTTCTGCTGGCCGGTCACGCCCAGCCGCGGGGTCCGCCAGGCGTCCACCGCCGCCTTGGTCGCCGCCTGCACCTTCTCCCACAGTGTAGCCATCGCCCTCCCCCTCTACAGGAACGGGTTATCGAATACGTCCGCCGGGGCTCCCAGCAGCGCCGCTCGCCAGGCCAGCCCGAGACTGATCACGCAGTCATCGTGGTAGCCGTCCGGGGCTGTGTAGCGTAGCAGCCCGGACGGCGTCTTTTTCATCTCGAATGCCTGGAGCTCGTTGACCAACACCGGCTCTGGCGGGATGATGATCTCCTCCCGCTCGAAGGCGAGCACCAGGGCGTCGATCATCTCCTTTTTCGTCGCGTTGGTGGTCGTAAAGGGTCGGACGGGCACGTCCTCCCGCTCCAGCTCCTCTATCAGCGGCTCCCCGATGCTGTTGCGTTCCGCCAGCACCAGGGTGCAGCCCCACTTTTTGGCCAGGGTGGTCAGCCGCGGCTTCTGGATGGCATAGTCCACCTGGTTGAAGCGGTCGATGGCCACCACCTGGCTGCGCGTGCGGTCGAATACGGTCAGCACGGTAAAGTCCGTGTGCTTGGCCCAGTCCACGCCCATCATGTACTCGTGGCCCTTCTCTGGCCCCTCGATCTCCACGTACTTCTGGCAGGCCGCGGTCACCTTGCGGAAGACCTCCCCGGCGTCCTCCAGGAACTCGGCCAGGTACTCCTGGGTGAAGGAGCGGTCGGGTAGCGTCCGCTTGGCCTCCTCTACCTCTGCTGGGTCGATGATGGGATTGGAGACCGTGGGCAGCTTCCAGCTTTTCCACTCCTCCTCTCCCTCCTGGCCCCTGAGCCAGAGCTTCCAGAACCAGTTTCGCCCCTTGGGCGTACTGATTAGGACGGCGCTCCCCTTGCGGTCCGATAGCGCCGGGCGCAGGGCCTCGGTCCACGCCTTCTCCGGTATAAAGGCGCATTCGTCTATGACCAGCAGGTCCAGCCCCTCGCCGCGCAGCCCGGTCTGGCCGGCGGCGGAGCGGATCTGGATCACGCCTCCCGTGGGGAACTCGATCAGCCGGTCGACAACCCGGAATCTCACGCCGGGGATCTGGCTGGCCAGGTGAGCGATCTCCCGCCAGCCGATGGCCGCCACTCCGTAGCTCGGCGCCACCCACCACACCCGCCGTGGCGCCTCCCGGTCCATGGCCTTGGAGACACACAGCGCCGCGCCGCCCTTGGTCTTGCCCCAGCGCCTGCCGCAGGCCAGGACCTTGAAGCGGTGCGGGTCGTCTATGACCTCCCGCTGCCGCGGGTGCAGCCAGGGCAGGGTGACGCTCCTGACCGGCGGCACGTAGACCCGGCGCCTCTGGGCCTGGTATACCCCGCGCATTGGTCGGCTTTACCCGACGCAGGGTGCGGAACAAAGGCGCGCGGTAACCCGTCTCATGGTCATCTGGTCTAGTCCTCGGCCTCGGGCGCGAGCACGGGCGCGGGCGCGGGCACGCCATCGGATGGCGCGCCCAAGGTGGGCGTGCCCACCTGCTGCGCCAGGTTCGGTGGCGGCGTGTCGGACCAGTGCAGGATGATGTCCAGCGGCCCGTTGTCCGCGGGCCCCTCCCCGTACTCGTAGCGGCTCTGCTCGATGAGCATCGCCAGGGCCGCCGTCACATCCCGCCAGGAGGCAGACAGCGGGTGCAGCACGGCCATGGCCTGGGTGACCTTGCCCCGGTAGGCGTCCAGGAGCTTGAGCCGCATCTCCCGGTTTTTCTTGCGCGCCTCGGCCTCGGCCTCCCGCGCGAGCTGGCTCTCGGCGTCATCCCAGGCTGCCGCTCTCTTTTTCCACTCCCAGCGATCGCTGATCACCTTCCACGAGCCGGGCGCCTTGGTCGCCTTGGGCCGGTTGAGCAGGAAGCGATAGACGGGCAGCAGCGCGCGCCCCGGCCCCTGGCTCCGGTACGCCTCGAATCTGTGAAACCACAGGGTCTTTTCTCCCGGTTGGCGGTCCCAGGACTTGCGCTCGCTGTCCGTCGTCTCGGTCATGCGCCCCTCTTGGCCTTCTTGGGCTTGGCCGCCCGCTTGGCCCTCTTGGCCTCTAGAGACGCCAGGTGAGCCTTGGTCTCGGCCTGCATCTTTGCCCAGCGGGCCTTGCCCTCGTCATCGAGGAACTGCGCCAGTGCCTCTGGCGGAATACGCACGATGGGCACGCCCCCGCTGGCCGCGATCTTGGCGTCGGCGGCGGCGTGCGCCTCCTCCCGCGTCGGGCGCGCCGACCTCTTGGCCGTCTTGCGGATCACTTTGGCTTTAGCCATGTCTCTCCTTAGCTGTACAGGTCATAGATCTCTTTTGCTCGCTGTGCGGTGGTCTGCGTGACCAATTCTACCACGAGCTTGATGCCCCCGCTAGCCGTGACCGTCTTGCCCTTTACCGTCCAGACCAGGTTGCGGCCCAGCAGCACCTCGTGCTCGCTTGGGTGCGAGGAGCTGTAGCCGGGCAGGCTGTTCATGTGAATCGCCGGGGTGCCCTTGGGCGCCCGGAACTGAACCTGGACGCCTTCGTTCCAGGTGCTTTTCGTGCCGGTCATCGTGGCGTCGTAGCCCAGCGAGACGTAGGGATCCCCGACCTTGAGCTTGGCCGCCTGGGTGTAGAGCGGGTCGTGCTTGCCCTTCCCGCGCGTCACCACCATGTTGGTGGGCAGGCTGTTGGTCGCCATGAAGGTGTCGATCTGGTTGATCCACGTTGCCGCTTGCCCGGTGGGCGCCTGGCCGTGCCAGAGCGGCTCGTTGATTGTGGAATAGCCCGATCCCTGCCATGCCCCTACTGCCTGGACTTGCGCCGTTGTCGGCTTGGCCTGTTTCCAGCTTCCCTTCAGGAACTTGTCGCCTGCGGCTATGTCGTCGAAGGCTTGGTGCGGCGCGCTCCACGGCGTAGCTGGGTTGTTCTCGGGCTTGATGCTCTGGGCCGCTGCGGTCGAGCCAACCTGGCCGGGCTTGTACTGGTTGTGCTTGATGTCGTGGGCCAGCGAGTTGAGCGTCTGGGCGTCGCTCGTGGTGATCGTACCCTGCTTGACCACCACGCCCACGTCCGGGTCGGCCTGCAGCTTCTGGGCGACCTTTTTCGCCGTGGCCTCGTCTACGGCGTGGGCGATGTGCAGCTTGCTTCCCAGGTGGGTGATCTCCCACTTGCCGGGCTGGTTGATCGCCGGGTGAACCAGCAGCTCGCCGTAGGCGGTGCCCTTCACGTTCACGGCCTGGCCGCCCTGGGTCACCAGCTTGGCCTGGCCGGACGTCGCCGGAGGCACCGCCGTATCCTTGGCAAGGACCGCCTTGAATTCAGCCGTTGCCGCCGCCTCGGCCTCGGGCGTGGTGGCCTTGGGTCCAGTGAACATGGCGGAGAGCTGGGTGCCGGTCAGCTTGCCGCCGACCGCTGGCCCGGCCTGGCCCTGCTGCGCCGCATCCACCAGGGACTCCATCGCCTGCTTGTCAGAGACGTTCGCGGCGTACATCTGGGCCGCGGCTTTGCTTTTTAGCGGGCTCGATGTGTAGGGCTGCCCCGTCACCGAATCCACCACCGCATAGCCGCCGGGCACCTTCTGGATGGTGGGCTTGCCCTGGGCCTGCGCCGCCGATTGAGCAGGCGTCTGCGGTGCCATGGTCGCCGCCAACTGGGCCTGCGCTCCCTGGACTGCCGCTTGGAGCTCGGCCTGCTGGTTCAGGTTCGCAGCTTTCAGTGCCGCCTTGGCCTCATACTTGTGGGTGCTCACGAGCTTCCCGTCCGGCCCGTAGACGCTGTAGCCGTGCTGTCCCTTCACCACGTGGGCTTGTCCGGTTGTTTGGGCCTGGGCTTCGGCCTTGCTGGGACCACCCATGTGGGCCTGGCCCCACGCATCCGCCTGGGCCTTGGTCTTGAACCCCTGCTCGTAGACCTCCCCGCTGGCCGTGTTGTAGACCGTCATCCCCTTGGGTCCCTTGGCCACGAAGTAGGTCTCCCCGGCGGCCATGGCCTGGGCCTGGGCGATGGCCAGCGACTTTTTGGTGAATGGGGTCCCCGATTCTCCTCCCGCTGTTATGGCCTCATACTTGCCGCCACCTATCGCATGGACTGCCCATTCCCCGCCTTCCTCACCGCCGGCCACGACCTCGCCCTTCTTGGCCTTGAAGTACTGCTTGACCTCCCCGCCGTTCAGCTTGGTCGCCGTCTGCTTGGCGTAGGTCTGGCTCTGCAGTGTCTTGGCGACCTGGCCGGTGGTCTCATCCACCACGTCGTAGCCCGAGCCGGAGGCGGACTTGGTCACCACATAGTGCGGCGGAGGAGGCGGCGGAGGCTCTGTGGCCTTGGGCTTGGCATGGGAAACCCAGCCCGCGTAGGAGGCGTTTATCAGCGCCCCCTGGACGGCCATCCCCTTGACGAAATCGTTCGCCTGGCTCAGGAGCTCCTTTGCCTTGGCCGCGCCGCCAATGCTGACTAGTCCCTGCTGGGGCACAAAGACGTTTGCTGGCTTGGCGTTGTGCGGCCCGAGGGCTTGGCCCGCGCCGCTGGCCCCCAGCTTGACCCAGATCCCCCCGCTTGCGGCCATCTCAGCCTCCCTTGTAGAGCTTGACGATGTCGGCGTCGCTGGCCGGGTCCTTGATCGAGCCGTTCTGGACCCCGGTCCACAGCTTGCGCACAAACCCGTCGATCTGGCCGTCCTTGACTCCCTGCCTGCTCAGCACGCTGTGAATCCGGCTCAGTTGCTGCATGCGGTCAAACCTGGCCCCCACCGTGGCGTGCAGCGCCTTGGGCATCACGCCCAGGAGTTGCTGCCGCTTCCCGGCCATCGCCTTGGCCTGGGCCGCGACCTGTCCGATGGTCATGCTGCCAAAGACCGGCTTGCCCTGGCTGCTCTCCCGGAGGCTCCAGACCTCCATGGGAAAGTTGCCGAAGGCGTCGCCCTTGGCCTTGCCCTGAGCGCGGAAACGCAAGCTCCCGCCGTTGTCGATGCGGTACGTCTTGCCGCCGCCATAGAGGATGTTGTCGGCGTCCAGCCCGATCACGTCCCAGTTGCTCAGCAGTGCGTCCGCGGCAAAGTTGCGCTGCAGGCTGGCGTAGGCGCGCTGCCGCTCGACCCCGTGCAGGTCCGCCAGCGCCTTGCCCTGGACGAACTCGGCCAGCTTCACCGGCCCGCCTGGCTGCTGATAGACCTTGAAGGGCGCGACTCTGGCCCCGAGGACCTCGTAGGCCGCGTCGGCGTAGCTCTCCTCTAGCAGGTGCTCGGGGCTGTTGCCCCGCTTCAGCACGTACTGCTGGCCCCCGGCTGTCACCAGCTTGGTCCCGGTGGAGCCCCCCAGGCTCTTGACCGTGGTGGTAGCCGCCGGGCTCTCGGGCCAGGTGACCTCCCCCGGCTTGCTCGCCGGTGCCGTCGTGGGGTTGGCCGCCGGAGCTGCCGCCGGCTTGGCCGATGGCTGCTTTCCGCCCACCTGGTCGAGCGCAGCGAGCACGTCCTGGTCACGCTGCTTGTTGAGTAGCACCGCCGCCTCGGACTTGGGCACCAGCTTGACCGACTGGCTCTCTGTCCCCTGGTCCCCGGGACTGCCCCCGATCCGCCGGGCCAGGTAGAAGCGGGTTGTGCTGGTGTCGCCCTCGAAGTGGCCCACCATCCCGGTGATCTCGGCCTGCAGCCCGGTCTCCTCGAAGACCTCTCGCAGCGCGTTCTGCTGGTCGGTGAGACCCTTATCCAGCCCGCCCTTGGGGAAGGTGTGCTGATAGCCGCCGTAGTGGCCCTTGGGCTCGTAGATCCAGACCCGCCCATCCGGCTCCACGATCACGCACCCGGCGCTGCGCTTTTTGCTGCCCGGCGGCCAGCTCTCATCCCCCACGGGAACGTCCCACACGTCCTTCCAGAACCCCGGCTTGGCGCTGCCCATGGCCACGCCGTTGATGGCCCCCTGCTCGTGGCCGCCGGGAGGAAAGACAACGCTGTCCGCCCGGTAGGGCGTGCTGGTCGCGCTGCCCTTGGGTCGGTTGCCGCCCAGCACGGCCTGCACGGTGCTCCCCTTGGGCACGAACACGCGGGTTGTGGCCCCTGCCGCCCCGCCCTTGGTCCAGGTCCCGCCGCTTGCTGCCATCAGCGCACCCCCAGCTCCACTTCCGCGTACAGGGTGTCGAACCCGTCCGGGCTAAACACCAGGTAGGGCATCTCCTGCTCATCCACGTACTGCGCCCAGCCCTCCCCCTCCTTGCGCCCCGCGTAGGCGAAGCAGGGCACCCGCGCCGGGCAGTTGCGCGTCCGCGGCTCCACCCACATGATGCCCAGCAGCTCCCGGAAGGTGAGCTGCGGCGGGACTTTATGCGTGCGCCACAGGTTGTGCGCCACGCTCCCCAGGTAGCTGTCGATGGGCCAGCGCCCCTCGGGCAGCCGCGGGACAAAGTAGTCGGCGAAGTCGCTGTAGGAGATCAGCCGGTCGGTCCAGCCCAGCTCATAGCAAAGATTTATCCAGCCCTGGGCCGTGGGGAAGGTCCGCGGGTAGAGATCCTGGAAGGGCTTGTCAAAGCCGCTCTTGGTCGGCTGTCCCACGCTAAAGACCTCTAGCCCGGCCTCCTGGGCCGCCTCCCGCGCGTGCATGATGAACCCGAACTCCAGCACGTCGCACTGTCGCTGCTGCGCGCGGGCGATGGTGTACTCCCCCAGGGCATCCCTGGCCCATGGCTTCATCTTGCGCGTCTGGGCGTAGTACAGGTGCAGGCGCTCGATCCAGGCGGCGTAGGCCCCGCAGGCGCGTAGCGTCGACATGATCTGGCCGGGGTCCGCGATCCACTCGGGCACGCAGGGGTTGACGCCCGCGATCACCCGGTGGCCGCGGTCGGCCAGCTCGTAGATCAACTGCAGCCGGGTCGGTATGCTCGGCGCTCCCGGCGCCACCTGCGCGCGAATCGTGTCGTCCAGGGTCTCCACCGTCACGTACCAGATCGACGGCGGGAGCATCTTGGCCGCCTCCATCGCCGCCTCGCCGCCCTTGGTCTGTACCATCACCGGGAGCCCCAGCTCGGTCATCACGCCCAGAACGGCCAGGCTCTGCTCGGCGTTGGCCTGGCAGAAGGGGTCGGTCCGGTTGCTGACCACCGTGGGGTAGCCCTGCTGCAGCAGGTAGGCGACGTAGGTCTCCCGCTCCCGGTACTCGGCCAGCAGCCGCATCAGCGCCTTGTAGTCAACGTGGCGCTTGGGCGCGTTCAGGTTGGCGAAGCAGTAGCTACAGCCGTGGGTGCAGGTCCCCAGGCTCAGCTCTAGCGGCGCCGGGTTGACCAGGAACTCGCCCCAGTAGGGCACGATCATGGCTCTCTCCTCTCAGGGCTTCCTGGCCCGCCGCTTGCGCTTGGGCTTCGACGCGCCAGCCACTGGCGGCACCACGCTGTTG